TAACGTGGGTGGACTGGTATAACAATCGACGATTGCTGGAAAGGCTGGGCCATATTCCTCCGGCAGAAGCAGAAAAAGCTTATTATGCTTCCATCGGAAATAATGATCTGGCAGCCTGAGTTCACAGATAAAATACTCTCCAGGAAACCCGGGGCGGTTCAAGTAGTTTGTTGATCGAAGAAGTAGGTACGGAAAACGACAACTAATTCGCTTCAACCCTTCACAGAAATCGGTCCTCAGTGGCCGGTTTTTCACTTATCCACATTATCCACTGGATAGATCCAATAATCAGGTCCATACAGATCCCAATTAGATCCATATAGATCCCTGATCGTCGTAGGCCGCGCCCCGTCTGGCTTAGAAGCCTTTCGCGATGTGTGCTGGAGGGAAAATGATGTGCGCTGGAGGGAAAAAAATGTGTGCTGACGGGTTGCTAATGTGTGCTGGCGGGATATAGGATGTGTGCTGACGGGAAAGCCTGGGTAGTTATCACCGCTTATAAAAACTATCCACATAATTCGGAAAAAGTAATATGAATCAATCATTTATCTCCGATATTCTTTACGCAGACATTGAAAGTAAGGCAAAAGAACTAACAGTTAATTCAAACAACACTGTGCAGCCTGTAGCGTTGATGCGCTTGGGGGTATTCGTGCCGAAGCCATCAAAGAGCAAAGGAGAAAGTAAAGAGATTGATGCTACCAAAGCGTTTTCCCAGCTGGAGATAGCTAAAGCCGAGGGTTACGATGATATTAAAATCACCGGTCCTCGACTCGATATGGATACTGATTTCAAAACGTGGATCGGTGTCATCTACGCGTTCAGCAAATACGGCTTGTCCTCAAACACCATCCAGTTATCGTTTCAGGAATTCGCTAAAGCCTGTGGTTTCCCCTCAAAACGTCTGGATGCGAAACTGCGTTTAACCATTCATGAATCACTTGGACGCTTGCGTAACAAGGGTATCGCTTTTAAGCGCGGAAAAGATGCTAAAGGCGGCTATCAGACTGGTCTGCTGAAGGTCGGGCGTTTTGATGCTGACCTTGATCTGATAGAGCTGGAGGCTGATTCGAAGCTGTGGGAGCTGTTCCAGCTTGATTATCGCGTTCTGTTGCAACACCACGCCTTGCGTGCCCTTCCCAAGAAAGAAGCTGCACAAGCCATTTACACCTTCATCGAAAGCCTTCCGCAGAACCCGTTGCCACTATCGTTCGCGCGAATCCGTGAGCGCCTGGCTTTGCAGTCAGCTGTTGGCGAGCAAAACCGTATCATTAAGAAAGCGATAGAACAGCTTAAAACAATCGGCTATCTCGACTGTTCAATTGAGAAGAAAGGCCGGGAAAGTTTTGTAATCGTCCATTCTCGCAATCCAAAGCTGAAACTCCCCGAATAAGTGTGTGCTGGAGGGAAACCGCATTAAAAAGATGTGTGCTGCCGGGAAGGCTTGTCCAATTTCCTGTTTTTGATGTGCGCTGGAGGGGGACGCCCCTCAGTTTGCCCAGTCTTTCCCTCCAGCACACATCTGTCCATCCGCTTTTCCCTCCAGTGCACATGTAATTCTCTGTCTTTCCCTCCAGCACACATATTTGATACCAGCGATCCCTCCACAGCACATAATTCAATGCGACTTCCCTCTATCGCACATCTTAGACTTTTATTCTCCCTCCAGCACACATCGAAGCTGCCGGGCAAGCCGTTCTCACCAGTTGATAGAGAGTGAAGCCTGGCTGCTCGTTGAAGCAGGAAATCACCAAAATGATTCAGGCTACAACCTGAACATAGAAGAAATCCGCGTCCTTTATGCGTGGAGGATGCCAAAGCATGTTGTGACACACTTGGCAAAGGAGTAAACATGCAGAGAATGCTATGTACAAGCATCTACGCATACATTATTATTTTATGCAGCATTTTTAATTAAATTCAAAAATACAGCATAAAGGATGACTTTCGATGAGTGATTCCAGCCAGCTTCACAAGGTTGCTCAAAGAGCAAACAGAATGCTCAATGTTCTGACTGAACAAGTACAGTTGCAAAAGGATGAGCTACACGCGAACGAGTTTTACCAGGTCTATGCGAAAGCGGCACTGGCAAAATTGCCTCTACTGACTCGAGCGAACGTTGACTATGCCGTAAGTGAAATGGAAGAAAAGGGTTATGTTTTCGATAAACGCCCTGCTGGCTCTTCAATGAAATATGCGATGTCAATTCAGAACATCATTGACATATATGAACATCGCGGAGTGCCAAAATACCGGGATCGCTACAGCGAAGCGTATGTGATTTTCATCTCCAATCTTAAAGGCGGTGTGTCAAAAACTGTATCGACGGTTTCTCTGGCGCATGCAATGCGTGCCCACCCTCATCTTCTGATGGAAGATTTAAGGATTCTGGTTATTGACCTTGATCCGCAATCTTCAGCAACGATGTTTTTAAGCCATAAACACTCTATTGGTATCGTAAACGCAACATCTGCACAGGCTATGTTGCAGAATGTAAGCCGTGAAGAGCTGTTAGAGGAGTTTATTGTTCCTTCTGTTGTACCTGGGGTTGACGTTATGCCTGCGTCGATTGACGATGCCTTTATTGCATCCGATTGGAGAGAGCTGTGCAATGAGCATCTACCGGGTCAGAACATCCATGCTGTCCTGAAAGAAAATGTGATTGATAAGCTGAAGAGCGATTATGACTTTATCCTCGTTGATAGTGGTCCTCACCTTGACGCCTTCCTGAAAAATGCTTTGGCCTCGGCCAATATACTGTTTACACCTCTGCCGCCAGCAACTGTCGATTTCCACTCATCGCTTAAATACGTTGCCCGCCTTCCTGAGTTGGTGAAACTCATTTCGGATGAAGGCTGCGAGTGCCAGCTTGCGACTAACATTGGTTTTATGTCCAAGTTGAGTAACAAGGCAGATCATAAGTATTGCCATAGCCTGGCTAAAGAAGTGTTCGGTGGGGATATGCTAGATGTCGTCCTCCCACGCCTTGACGGTTTTGAACGTTGCGGCGAGTCTTTTGACACTGTTATTTCAGCTAACCCGGCAACGTATGTTGGTAGTGCTGATGCATTGAAGAACGCGCGAATTGCCGCGGAAGATTTTGCTAAAGCAGTTTTTGACCGTATTGAATTTATCAGATCTAACTGAGGAGTAAGAAACCCCCATGTCAAAGAAAAACAGACCAACAATTGGGCGAACCCTTAATCCTTCAATATTAAGCGGATTTGATAGTTCTTCAGCCTCTGGCGATCGAGTCGAGCAGGTATTCAAGTTATCAACTGGTCGCCAGGCCACATTTATCGAGGAGATAATTCCTCCGAACCAGGTAGAAAGCGATACCTTTGTTGATCAGCATAACAACGGGCGTGATCAGGCATCTCTTACGCCAAAATCATTAAAAAGTATCCGAAGCACTATTAAGCATCAGCAATTTTACCCTGCAATAGGTGTTAGACGGGCTACAGGGAAAATTGAAATTTTGGATGGTTCCCGGCGTCGAGCTTCTGCCATCTTAGAGAACGTAGGGTTGCGGGTTTTAGTCACGGACCAGGAGATCAGCGTTCAGGAAGCGCAAAATTTAGCGAAAGACGTTCAGACAGCATTGCAGCACAGCATTCGAGAAATAGGTCTGCGTTTGATGCGAATGAAAAATGATGGGATGAGTCAGAAGGATATTGCAGCCAAAGAAGGGCTGTCTCAGGCGAAGGTCACGCGTGCTCTCCAGGCAGCGAGTGCTCCGGAAGAATTAGTCGCCCTTTTCCCTGTGCAGTCGGAATTAACCTTTTCGGACTACAAAACGCTTTGTGCTGTTGGCGACGAAATGGGGAACAAGAATTTAGAGTTTGATCAGCTTATTCAAAACATATCCCCGGAAATAAACGACATCTTATCCATTGAAGAAATGGCCGAAGATGAAGTTAAAAATAAAATCCTGCGCTTGATAACAAAGGAAGCCTCACTACTCACGGATAAAGGTTCTAAAGATAAGTCCGTAGTTACTGAATTATGGAAATTTGAGGACAAGGATCGCTTTGCAAGGAAGCGCGTGAAAGGCCGTGCATTTTCTTATGAGTTTAATCGACTTTCAAAAGAGCTACAGGAAGAACTCGACAGGATGATTGGGCATATCCTTAGAAAGAGCCTCGATAAAAAGCCGAAGCCTTAAACTTTCGCCATTCAAATTTCACTATTAACCTACTGTTTTTAAAGTAAATGCCTCTAAAATTTCAAGGTGAAATCGCCACGATTTCACCTTGGATTTTACCTTCCTCCCCTACTCCCGAAAAAAATAAAAAAATTACTTGTCACGAGAAAGTCAACAAGTGACTTTCAATAAAATCTCTTCCGAAAAGGGATTCACACAAGTGCCTTGTGTTTAAGGAAGAGTAAATTGAGTAACTTACGCGAATACCAGAATCGTATTGCAGATATCGCAAAACGCTCTAAAGCTGTGCTTGGCTGGGCAAGCACTGCGCAGTTCGGTACTGATAACCAATTCATTAAAGATGATGCCGCGCGTGCCGCATCTATCCTTGAAGCTGCACGTAAAGACCCGGTTTTTGCGGGTATCTCTGATAATGCCACCGCTCAAATCGCTACAGCGTGGGCAAGTGCACTGGCTGACTACGCCGCAGCACATAAATCTATGCCGCGTCCGGAAATTCTGGCCTCCTGCCACCAGACGCTGGAAAACTGCCTGATTGAGTCCACCCGCAATAGCATGGATGCCACTAATAAAGCGATGTTGGAATCCGTCGCAGCAGAGATGATGAGCGTTTCTGACGGTGTTATGCGTCTGCCTTTATTCCTCGCGATGATCCTGCCTGTTCAGTTGGGGGCAGCTACCGCTGATGCGTGTACCTTCATTCCGGTTACGCGTGACCAGTCCGACATCTATGAAGTCTTTAACGTGGCAGGTTCCTCTTTTGGTTCTTATGCTGCTGGTGATGTTCTGGACATGCAATCCGTCGGTGTGTACAGCCAGTTACGTCGCCGCTATGTGCTGGTGGCAAGCTCCGATGGCACCAGCAAAACCGCAACCTTCAAGATGGAAGACTTCGAAGGCCAGAATGTACCAATCCGAAAAGGTCGCACTAACATCTACGTTAACCGTATTAAGTCTGTTGTTGATAACGGTTCCGGCAGCCTACTTCACTCGTTTACTAATGCTGCTGGTGAGCAAATCACTGTTACCTGCTCTCTGAACTACAACATTGGTCAGATTGCCCTGTCGTTCTCCAAAGCGCCGGATAAAGGCACTGAGATCGCAATTGAGACGGAAATCAATATTGAAGCCGCTCCTGAGCTGATCCCGCTGATCAACCACGAAATGAAGAAATACACCCTGTTCCCAAGTCAGTTCGTTATCGCGGCTGAGCACACGGTACAGGCGGCGTATGAAGCACAGCGTGAATTTGGTCTGGACCTGGGTTCCCTACAGTTCCGCACCCTGAAGGAATACCTGTCTCATGAACAGGATATGCTGCGTCTTCGCATCATGATCTGGCGCACTCTTGCGACCGACACCTTTGACATCGCTCTGCCGGTTAACCAGTCCTTTGATGTATGGGCAACCATCATTCGTGGCAAATTCCAGACTGTATATCGCGACATTATTGAGCGGGTTAAATCTTCTGGTGCGATGGGGATGTTTGCTGGTGCTGATGCAGCATCTTTCTTCAAACAGTTGCCGAAGGATTTCTTCCAGCCAGCCGAAGACTATATCCAGACTCCGTATGTTCACTACATCGGTACCCTGTTCGGTAACGTGAAAGTGTACGAAGTACCTGCTGGTATTTGTAAGAACTTAACGACAGAGAACATTCAGTTCAGCTCGATGGATGTGCTGTGCTACGTCCGTGATGAAAATCCGGGTAAAGCAGGCTTCGTGACTGGTGATGCTGTCCCGGCCATCCCGTTCCAGCATCCGACCACTCCGGCGCTGGTCAACCGTACCACGCTGTGGGGTTCTGCTATCAACGATATGCACCCACGCAACGGCGCTGATTACTTCACTCGTGTAACGCTGACAATGGCCAAAAAAGGCGGGCTTAACTTCATAAGCGGCGACACGATTGATGCCGGTGACTCTGAGTAATCAGGGGAAGTTCTCCGTTTAACATAGCGCCCCCGTGCGGGGCGCATAACAGGGAAAGTTATGTCTCAATATTCAATTCAACAGTCATTAGGTAATGCATCCGGCGTCGCGGTTAGCCCGATCAATGCCGATGCGACGTTATCTACCGGTGTTGCATTAAATAGCAGCTTGTGGGCTGGTATTGGCGTATTTGCGCGTGGCAAGCCGTTTACTGTTCTTGCGGTTACTGAGTCCAATTACGAAGATGTTCTCGGCGAACCGCTGAAGCCGTCTTCCGGCTCACAGTTCGAACCAATTCGCCATGTATACGAAGCTATTCAGCAAACGTCAGGTTATGTTGTTCGTGCTGTTCCGGATGATGCGAAGTTCCCGATTATTATGTTCGATGAATCAGGCGAACCGGCTTACAGTGCGTTGCCATACGGTTCTGAAATTGAACTTGATAGTGGCGAAGCCTTTGCTATCTACGTTGATGATGGTGATCCGTGTATTTCACCTACCCGTGAGTTAACCATCGAAACGGCAACAGCGGACAGCGCGGGTAATGAACGCTTCCTCTTAAAACTGACCCAGACGACTTCGCTCGGCGTGGTAACGACCCTGGAGACACACACTGTGTCTTTGGCGGAAGAAGCGAAAGATGACATGGGCCGCTTGTGTTATCTGCCTACGGCTCTGGAAGCCCGTTCTAAATATCTGCGCGCGGTTGTTAATGAAGAGCTGATTTCGACGGCGAAAGTAACAAATAAAAAATCGCTGGCGTTCACTGGTGGTACCAACGGTGATCAGTCGAAAATCTCAACCGCTGCGTACCTGCGTGCGGTTAAGGTGCTGAACAATGCGCCGTACATGTACACCGCTGTTCTCGGCCTGGGTTGCTATGACAATGCGGCGATCACCGCGTTAGGTAATATCTGTTCTGATCGCCTGATTGATGGCTTCTTTGATGTCAAACCGACATTGACGTATACGGAAGCGCTCTCTGCTGTTGAAGATACCGGTTTACTTGGTACCGATTATGTAAGCTGTGCTGTCTATCACTTCCCGTTCTCCTGCAAAGACAAATGGACCCAATCCCGTGTGGTCTTCGGTCTGTCTGGCGCGGCGTATGCGGCGAAAGCTCGTGGCGTCAAGAAAAACTCTGATGTCGGCGGTTGGCATTACTCACCGGCTGGTGAAGAACGTGCCGTCATTGCTCGTGCGTCAATTCAACCGCTGTATCCGGAAGATACCCCGGACGAAGAAGCAATGGTCAAGGGCCGTCTCAATAAAGTATCTGTTGGCACCTCTGGCCAGATGATCATCGACGATGCTTTAACTTGCTGCACGCAGGATAACTATCTGCACTTCCAGCACGTCCCATCCCTGATGAATGCAATCAGCCGTTTCTTTGTCCAGTTAGCCCGACAGATGAAGCATAGCCCGGACGGTATTACTGCGGCTGGCCTGACTAAAGGGATGACCAAACTTTTAGATCGCTTTGTCGCCTCCGGCGCTCTGGTGGCTCCTCGTGATCCTGATGCTGACGGTACAGAACCGTATGTGCTGAAAGTTACGCAGGCGGAATTCGATAAATGGGAAGTAGTCTGGGCCTGCTGCCCGACTGGCGTAGCCCGTCGTATCCAGGGCGTACCGCTGCTTATTAAGTAAGGGAATACAATGAGCAAAAACTTTTTTCAATCCGGGGCATTTTTGGGGAATGGACTGTCTCGTTTCGCTTTGAACTCTGATCCTGTGCAGCTGATGGAGTCTGCCCGAGCAAGCGCCGAACCGCCAACAGATCCGGTTATTAATAATAATCCGGAACCGGCGGCACAGACTAACGATAACGTTCCATCTGCCCCGGATCCTGAGCAAATCCTGGAAGGGAAAGACGGTAAAGAATGGACCGTCGAACAGGCGCACCAGATGATTCTGGAAGCTGCAAATCGAAGTGCTATGCAGAATGCGTTGAGTGATGCGGCCGACGCCGTTTTCGCCTGGGCTGATAGCGGTGATCTGACTTTCGACTCCCTTGATGGTTTCGTTCAGGCTATCGCTGGTATCTCTGATGACGACGACTCCGAAGTTACAGAAGAACAGGACGATGCCTATAACGAAGCATGGGCAAATGTTGCTGACTTCCTCGCAGCATGCGGTGTAGATGATGACCTGATCGAAGCACTGGCTGACGATGAAGACGACGACGCAGCTGCTGATGTTGGTGCCTCTATCGCTGGTTTAGATAGCGACGACCGTGACGAACTGGAAGCGGCGTTTGTTGTTGCTGGCACTTCTGATGAAATGCTGACTGAAGCATTTAAGAAGGTTGTTCGTAACGGTGAGATCAAACTCATCCGTAAACGCCTGCGTAAAAAACGTCTGACTGCGGCTCAAAAATCGGCGCTGAAAAAAGCGCGTCGAAAAGCCCAGACCGGCGCGGCAAAACTTGCCCGCAAAAAGTCAATGAAACTGCGCCGTAAGCGCCTTGGCTAAAGGAGGAGGCCGGAGAACTCCGGCCTTTAACTTGAATGGCACCTATACCTTATGGGGTTTACAGCCAGGCTGACGGTGTATCACCATTTCTGAAAGTTACTTTAACGAACTCTCAGTACCAGGTTACCGGATATATCAGCCAGGGAGCGGCAATGAACATGGCCCAGAATTGGGAAGCGCCGTTTACCGGTATGTCCATGGGATCTGTTTCTGGTGCTCTGGGTGGTTTTGTGCAAGTAGGTACTGAAACAACGTCGGTTGCCCGTTGGAATAGCTTAATGGTTTGGGAAGGGGGGACTCCGCCGACGTTCACGCTGCCTGTAACTTTCATTGCTTTGAACAATCCATTCATTGAAGTTTCAGGCGCTATCGCCGCGTTGACAGCCATGATTAGCCCGGAACTAAAAGCGGCCAATGTTGGTGGTCGAATCCCGGAGCGCGTGACGCTAAACATTGGTCGCCGGATCAACATCACCGATGTCGCCATCCAGGACTTAAGTTTTGATCTCGATGCGCCAAGGGACAGTAATGGATATTTCCTGAAAAACACCGTCAACCTCCAGTTGACCGGTTCTTCGATATATAACAGCTCCGATATTGTTCGGGCGTTCCAGTAAAAGGATTTTATATGGGGCACAATAACACTAAGGGAAACCGTAAATTTATTAAGGGCCGCTATACTGCCAACGCGGCCAAAGGCGAACGACTGGTATCTTCTGAATTCCAGCTCACTTTTGCAGGCCATGAAGATATCAGCGTACTGGTTCGCACGTCGCAAATCCCTGAAATGACCCGCGAGGATGTGGAGGACTATGGTCCGAATGGTGTGAAGTTCAACCAGCACGGACCAATTCGAAACTCTGGGGAAATCCAGGTCCAGTGCGTGGAGACTATCGAAGGCGATATTCTTCAGTTCATCAAGGATCGCATTGCGGCGAAGGACTATGTTGATATCACGATGGCTGCTACCCCTGAATCCAAATCTTCCGGGGTTAACGCTGTGACAAAAGCTGCTACAACAATTGAAATGTTGGACTGCAAAATCTACAGTGATGCAATCGACTTTAGTACCGAAGATGTGACTGCCGCTGTGCGCCCGTCACTTCGTATCGTCTACAACTGGATTGAGTGGGATTAAGAGTCATCCCTTGTATTTTAAAGCTCCTTCGGGAGCTTTTTAATTTGGAGAGGAAAGGGTACATTGAGGATACCTGACACACGAAGAGTGGCGGGGATCTCTCCCCGCCAGGTCTCTTACCTTTCAGATTCGTAGGCTGTGAAGACAGTGACCTCCGTCTGGCCGGTTCGGATTCGTACCTCGCAGAGGTCTTTCTTCGTTACCAGTGCCGTCACAATGACGGTTAAACAGATGACGATCAGAGCGATTAATATCGCTCTTTGCTGCTTCATAGCCTGCTTCTCCTTGACCTTTTGGTCGGTAAGAGGCTAATCTACGTATGCTAAGCATAGATATTGCCTCAGATTAATGTTAAGCGTCTTGCAGGACACATAATGTTATCTGGGGCTTTCTTCTATCTGCTTTTCGGGTAATGCCTGAAGCAGATAGCCTCAAGCACCCGCAACGATTGTATCAATGTCTGGCTTTTTTTCTATAGAAATCACCTGGAAGGGTGAATATCCACATCAGAAGAAATGTTGCAGCAAACATGATCCCTAATGGCCAGACCGCGCCAAAGAAAATCCATTCTAAGATCTCCTCTGCTTGTTCTTTGCGGTCGATATCGACAAGCATTTTTCGGCTGATCATGTATACACAGAAGCCAATACAAACATATCCTGCAAAAGCGATCGCTAACTGTAAAAAATCAGATTGCATCTCCGACCTCAAACTGAAAACGCCAGGTGACTCCAGATTAGAGCAATCTATCACCCTCTGAATCCTGCCGGTATACCCCATTGTTCGTTATCTTTATTTTTGGCTAAAACCGCATTAAGAGCTTCGTTTACCGTCATGCAATGCGGCAGATTATCGAAGTTTGATACCCCGCCAATATCAGGAGAACGCTTGTTCTTCAGGTAAGCATATTTCCGCGCTGCCGCCTCTACTTTCTGCTTGAACTCATGTTTTTGAGCGCGTTTTTTGGATAACCGCAGATTGTCAGCCTTTGCTTTTGCCTCAGCGATCCAGGAAGTCAAATTTTTGAGCCTGGTCGTTCCGGCACCGCCGGAAACTGATCTTTCTGTTTTTTTAACTTGTGACTTCTTATTCTTTATTGCCACGTCATCCTGACAGGGGGAGGGGGTATCATTTTGACATGGGGGTGTGGATAAAAAATTAAATAAAGCCAATGTCTTAGCGAGAACAGCTTTAACCTTGGTTGCCGCTGAAGAGATCTTTAATTTGCTTTCAATCAGCGCATTTTTGGCTTGTTGTGCGAAGGCCAAAAATGATGGTGTAAACCGGTACAGGTTAGCGCGACGTTCACGGTGATCGCCGATAACAATCTCTACAGACAGAATTCCTTTGTTTACAGCTTCACGGAATGCACGAACGACGGTTGATTGGCTATAACCAGTTTCTGCCGCGATCAGGCGGTGAGGCTTGTGAATGAAGTATTCACTGGTTGTTGCCGCGAGATTTGCACATTGCGACAGGATATGCCCGGCGCTACGGGATAGACCGGAGTGTGTTACAAAGCAGGCCAATTCATAGCCAGAAAAAGTAAAATCGCTCATCGTTATACAGCTCAGGAAAGTGACTTTAGCCAGCATTACAATGCTGGTGGTTCTTACTACGTTTGTTAGCGCGTTGCCGCGACAGGTACCAGCACACCAGCATCAAGCAATCGCTTCATAAGCCACTGCTGACCTTTGCCGGTTATACGAGTCGTGAAAGAAATCCTGCTTCCATTGCTTGTATCGATCACGGTTTCTTTGAGGGTGAAGTACCCACGGGATATGTATTCTTGTTTGGGGACGTTCCTGCGTTCACCGGTTGCGATCAGAATTCCGTTATCACGCAACCAAGTGAAGAGATAGTTTTGGCCCAGGCCGAGCACTTTGGCATAGTTGCCGATTAGAACCCCGCTGGCGGTAGCAACGCGTTCGGCGAATTCGACTTTAGGTGCATCCATAAGCATTTTTTGCTCCAGCCGTTGCTTTTGCTCTGCCAGGTCGGCAGCCAAACGGAGAGCTTCAGGGAGACTCTGCGGAATAGCAGGTTGTAATCTTCCAGCTCGATAGTCGATAAATGTCTGGTTTACCTTCAGCCGAAACGCGGGAGAAATCCAGCCTGCGTACTCCACAGCGAGCAATTCATGGGCAAAAGTGCCGCCGCCACGGCCTTCGAACGAAACTATGCAATTCTGCATAGTTTCTTTTTCAAGCTCTTCGATGAGCTGTTTGGCTGACAACGTTCTTAGCCATTGAGCTGGCGCTTTATGGGCACCGAGTCCGCTCGCTCTGTGTAGAGCATTAAGGTTGTAACGGCCAGCGCGGTCGGTCGTAATTTCAACACCACAAATAACGGGCAGAGTGGTTGAAGGATCGACATTTTGATGAAGGTTTGATATATTCATATCCGCATTGAATGTTTGTTGCATTTTTTCTCCAAATTTGCATCAACCTTCAATCACCAGCTCGAAATGGTGATTCTTTGCACTTAGAAAACGAAATTTATTAGAGCAAATTTTTCTGACCCGATCCAGATCGGGTTGGACGATCTGCTCAGAAACCTGCCAGTTTGCTGGCAGGTTTTTTTCTTTTGTTAACCTATTGCTACTGGTTTTAACAAACCAGCATCAAGTAGCTTGCGAGTTAACCACTGCTGGCCTTTACCCGTTAATTGGGGCGTCAGCCGTATCTGGTAGCCATTTTCATCATCCAGCACCACTTCTTTCACCGTGAAATACCCGGCGTTAATGTACTGCTGGCGCGGTACGTTTTTGCGCGCTCCAAAAGCCATGAGAATGCCGTTCTGGCGCAACCATGAGAAAAGGGCGTTTTGCTTAAGTCCAACGACCTTTGCAAAGTTCCCGATCAGGATTCCATTGGCCACTGATACCCGGTCGGCAAAATCGACTTTAGGGGCTGCGGCCACCAGCTGTTGTTCCAGTTGCATTTTTTGTTCTGCCAACTCGGCAGCCAGGCGTAGAGCTTCTGGTAATGTTTGGGGGATCGATGGGGTAGGGGAGTTTGCCTGCTGCAATTCTTCCAGTTTGTCGATCAGCGAACGGCGGACAGCTTTTGATTCGCGCGCGGCGACTCGCAGGGCTTGTTTGTAGGTCATGGTTATGACAACCATAGGCGTACCGCCACCTGGCGGCACGGTTGCACTTTTTGTGTAACCGTCCTCACCTTCTAATTCGTCGAGTATTTTTTCGATGAATTTGTTGTTCCGAACCTCTGGTTCCCCACATAACTTACGCGCTTCATTGACCATCTTTAACAGTGTCTGGCTGTCGATTGTGTCTCCAGTGTTGGAGATAACATTCACTGCTGGTGATGGCGTAGCTGAAGCAACAGGTGCTGGTTTTTCAACATTCAAATTATTACCGGTCATTCTATGTGCCTCCTTTCTCATTTCTGCTGCCACTGTTGCGTAACGTAGACGTCCTTGTTCAATCAAATAATCCCTGATCTCGGCTATCAGTAGCTTGTTGATCACAGCCTTATCTGTTCGGGTATAAAAACGTCTGGTTATCATGAAATAGTTGGCAATTGCGCCGGGGATCTCCCGTGTCGGCATACAGGCAGTATGCAGGGCGATCGCTTCGGCTATGTCATTACGGGTGACGAGAGGTTTTTTCATAAACCCCCCTGAACGTCGGCAGAGAAGGGGAGGTTCCAGTAACTAAGTGAATTGCGCGAGTTAGTTGAAAAACGGGCAGTAAAAATGCAGGGGCCGTCAGGCAATTGAGAGCGTTCTTCGTCTTCTGTTGCTGCGATAACGAAGTGATAGTGGTGTTTTTTACAGGAATAGAAACGCCAGATGAATTCTGGGCGTGCGCAAGGATTGGCATTAACCATAGTTACGGCCTCGTAAGTTGATAAACAACCTGCGACCCGCTGTCAAACAGGTGGCAGGACGTGACAGGGTTGACAGACTGGCACTTACGAAACCAGCAGGCCGAAGCCTCCCCATCACGCCCCACCATAATTCGGGCGTAACGTGGTTTTACGGACACAAAAATACCGCAATATCGGAAATGTGCGGTTGTCCGCGTAAGTATTCAGGCTGTCAAACCTGGTCGCAGAATTTGCTACGACGTAGGAACTATAAGCCTGAACGATTAAAAGGTCAATATGATGCGAAAAGATAGCATTCGTGACTTAAAAATACAAATTTATTAGAGCATTGTTTGCTTAATAAATACACAAGTAGATCTAATAACCTCTTTTTTTTAAAGGCGAAAATATGTACCCTAAATGAGTTATAAGGCAGGTGAGGTTATAATGAGAAAACTATTACTACCGTTATTATTTATGGCTGGGACTGTTAATGCAGCATCAAGCGTAAAGGAGATTTGTACCGATTATACGAAATACCTTGGGCACGTTTACGGCTTTGCTGTCAGTCAAGACGAATCCATGCGCAAGAAGTTACTGTCAGATATGAAACGCCTTAAACTTTCTGAAGCGATGGTGCAGCAAGAACTGTATAAAGTCGCAACCAACGAAAATGCTAAATATCAATATTCTCGCCTATTAAATCCCGACGCAAACGAGATCAATCGAAGCTCTTTCGATTATATGGTAAAGGCATGCGAAACCGCTCCTGATTTTGCTATCCCTAGCTGGGGGGTGCTGGTGGCGAGCAATACCGTTAATAAAGAAGATGTTGGAAGAAATGGCATTGACTCAATCAGAAATGCCCCAGGAATGCGCCATCAAAACGTGCAGGGTACGCTTGAAGAGCGGGCCAGGGGGCCGGGTGTAGCTCCATAATTTAATGAATAATATTAAATTCTCTGGGCATAGTGGACCTAACAATATGGACTATGCCTATAATATCTAAAACCAAAAGGATAAAAATATGAAATTGTATAAGTCATTGTATAGCTTTTTATTAATATCCTCTTTTCTGCCATTATCAGCAATGGCAGGTTCTACCGCTTGGACGGTAGGAGGTGAGCAAGGATGGAGAGAAATCTCTGCAACCAATGACGATGGTTATACAATTAACTTTTCTTGTGATGCTGGAGCAAGGGAAGGTTCCGAAGATCATATCGCCGGAAGAAATTTGTATGTAAGCGGAGGGAAAGAGAATGCTGATTTTTCTACACGCGACACAATTTCTCGTAAAGCTGATGTAATTACCTTAATTGTTGGTCCGGATAGCTTTAATATTGGCACGCAAAACACTGCTCCAAATCGTAGGGAATGGTATTCTTTTTGGAAGTCAGCGTCAGCCACAAAAGAAAAAAACATGGATGTATATATCGGATCGCGTCGAATTACATCATTCTCTCTTGATGGAATTTCAAGTATTTACAAGGAAGCTAAAAATGATGGGTGTTTAAAGCAAGATGACGGTGAATAAAGTGAAGGATATTAAAAAACTTGCACTTGGCTCAGTAAGCGATCTCTATAATAGAGATTCAAATATTACTTGGCGAGATAATTTAAGTAAAATCAAAATGCCAGGATATACATCGGCAAGTGATTTATTAAAATCAGAATATGCTTCTAATAATTTGGTTAGACAGTTGGCAGAACTGCAAAAAAACGCAATCATTCCATCGTATAAAGAACATATGGCAATCTTGCAAAAACAGTTAAGAATATCGCGCCATGCTCAAGAACAACTTGCAAAGTTGAGTACACAAGCCTTAATTAGTGATTCTATTCTAAAACAGTTTTCGCATAGACCGAATTTGGCAGAAATAGGCAACGAGTATCGTAAACATATTGATATTTTACAGAAACAGGCTCTGGCTTTTTTCCCGCGTGATGCCAATAAATACATTCAAATGCTAAGGAAACAGGCAGAAATTGCTATGCCGTCACGAAACCAGTTCGAGATGCTTACTAAGCAAGCTGGTTTAAATAACATGCAAGCAATGCTTAATGAATTGCGACAAAATGTAAGTCATAAGATAGATTTAAATAATGAAATAACAGAATCATTAAAACAATATACCCTTGCGCAAAAGGCTTCATTACATCAAATAATGGAGCAAAGTCTTTCATCAATTGCACAGGCTTATGTCGAAGGTGCTATTGAAACATCTCACAACGAAAGTGATGTTCAAGACAAAGAATTAAATAAATCCAGTTCGACGTTCATTGATTCATTTAAGTCGCTCCCTCACCCGCTTCAGTTTATTATTATGTGGCTTTTGACAGAAGTGGTGCTTGGCGCTATTGCTGATTATGCAAAAGAACAAATCTTATCGCAAATACACAAGACAGAATCATATTCTGTATCCCTATATGAGGATGCACCAATATCAAAACAAAAATTAATTAAAGAAAATACAGAAATTAAGTGGGAAGATCTCAATGGCTTTAGGTTTATAACTGGTGATAACGTAAGATTACATGTCAGTCCTTCTTTAAATAGTGAAGTGATTGAATGCATTGGCAAAAACACAATTGTTGCTATTTTAGATAAGAAAGATCGTCAATGGCTTTACGTGCAGGTTAAATCAGGGGATGAGTTTATTACTGGATGGATTCCTCGAACATACACAAAGCCTCTTAAGGCTTGAATTTTATCTCCGCATCTTTGGGCTGGGTGTTGATGGCGATTTGCTACTTGAAGCACTTGAGTTGTTTTAACGTAGTATCTGAAATGTGTAGACTGACCGGTAACAAATGACAACTCGTAGAATCGGTTAACACACCAGATTCTACGAGGTTTCAATGACACCACGACAATTACTCGAAGACGTCAAAACCCGCTTCACACCTTTGATTGCGGATGAACCTGCCTTACTGGAATCCCTGCTAAGAAAAGCATTGGGAACCTACCAGGATAGGGCGGGGCACATCAAGCGGATACGCATCACCGTTCAGGCCAGTAAATCACTTGCTTGCCCAGCTGATTTTCTTGCGCTCGTATCAGTTACAGATCACACCGGCGATCTTGTCTACTCCGATGTTTACGATGGGAATATCGAGCTTGAAGATACCCATCGAGCGGTATACCCACTGAATGTGTCATATCTGGCTAATTTGCGTGATATGGATCTGGATAATGGGGAAGTGCCACCTGAAATCATTGGGTTACTTTCTGACTATCTGGAAGTGCTAATCGCGATACCTAACACTGATCGCCTGCGAAGGATATCTATCGCGGGGAAACTCGATGCCAGCAATTTATCCGACGAGAACACACTGTATCAGCGAAAGCTGGATCTGGAAGAGAAAATGAGCGCAACAAGGGCAATTATCCCGGGAATTGTTCTTTTCTCATCCATGTTGAAGTGAGGGGGCTGATATGGGGCTTAATGTTGCTTCAGTAAAGTCTTATGTATCTTCGGCATTAACGACGACATTATTTGGCTCCGGCGTTGGTGAGCGGGAAGTTGGTAAGCTGACGTCAATCATCATGAACAAAATGCTGTTCGCGCAAGGATGGCAGTTCTCTGTCGAAGTTGATGGACTGGAGGGGGCAGACTTCTTTGCCAAAGACATTACCTACCACGATTACAGCATCGAATATGAAACGATTAAAATCGGCGGGGGGAATATCCTTCAGCCAACGGAGCGTTCGCCTGGGCAGATAACAATGATGGTCAGGGACACTGTTGATGGCCTCGTTTTGGACTGGTTTAAGACGGCAAAAAGTCGGGTGATCAATCCTGACGGTACCGGGAACATACCATCTAAATATTTGCTCAATGTGCGTATTTATCGGTTGCTGTCTTCCGGCTTAACCAAACTGGAAAATGAGATGACGGTATTCCCGGTCACTACCGGCGATGTCACCTATGCGCGGGATCAGGTTACGGAATTTAAGTCATTCCCAATGACCTTCGCATTGCACAGCACGTTTAACCAATCCTCAAGTTCTTTGGCTTCCCTTCTGGGCTTTAGCTTTTCTCTTTGAATTAAGGAGCAAGGATGCTTTTACCTCTTTTCCCGCTACCATCGCGGCCAACCGAATTGATCCAGTTCCGTCAGCCAAATATTGCTGATGCGATGCGTTTCAACTCGATAACACCGGAGGAACAAGAACAACAGACAACGGCGTATTTAAAAGCCTTGCTGGCTGAACCCGCGAAATATGATCCCCTGACATGGACGGCGCAGGACCGGATTACCGCGTTATGGTGGATATTTACTGGCTCCCGTGAAACACCGGTCGAGACATTCACCTACACCTGTAAACATTGCGGTAAAGAGCATTATTACGATTGTGATATGAATGCTCTGGCTGAAGATATCCAGGTCCTGGAAGTGGAACCTTTCATTGACGATATTGAGGTGTCTGTAGAGGGAGTACCTTATCAATGGCGTATCGTGCCGCTTGATGGTTGGGCAATGGAAATGCTGGAGATGCGCCGTGCAGCATTGCCACCTGAAGACGACGCGGAATTCAAAGAAGCGATCGTTGATTTGCGTTTTTGGGAATTCGCTTATCAGTGTGAGCTTTATAACGATGTTAGCGGTACTCGTGAAGATCAGGCTGAGCGTCGTTATGAAACGATTAAACGGATGGCCATTGATACTGAATTTATGAAGCTGGCGGCACACATCCGGCTGGCTCATGAAAAGCTCGAACATGGTTTACCGTGCTACATCGATAAAGGCGAAATGCGTCTTCGTCTCCCGCCGCACAAATGCCCAAACCAGGATACAAAGGAGTCCACAGAGGGTGCGTATACCCGTCTGTGGGTGCCCTTTCGGGCTACCGACTTCATTCCACAGGTGGGGATTGAAAAGCTATCAGACCTTAGTGTCCAACCTGGTTTTGTATGGGGGTATACCGATTCAGGACGCTGAAAGGCTCACTGAATCCTATGCGTTTTTCCTGTTGGAGAAACTGGAAGAAAAACTTAAACCGAAGCGGTAGGCGATAAGATCATGGAAAGAAAAAACGCCAACATTGACGATGTGATAAGGACGGTTGAAACCGCCAGCGCAAAAGAGCTGGAAGAGCTTGCAGGTATTCGGGAAGCCGTTGAAGATTTGAAAGGGGGGCGAGTTGCTACAGTTGATCCTGTCTCTCGCAGTGTGTCGGCATTAAATCGCACAATCGAAAATTCCCGGCCAGACTTTGTGGCCAATGCGCCATCAGTGGACCCTATTGTTGAGGCAATGAAACGGCTTAATTTAGGGGACGTTTCTCGTGTAGTTCAGGAGGATGTTGCTCTACAGGAACCGCAGGCCAAATCAACTACGCGAAAGGGTAAAAAACGACGCAAGAAGGCTATAACAGAAGATGTAAAGGCGCAACGGACCGAAGCAGCCGAACACGCTCGCGAAATGTTCGGTCAAAAAGGCGGTGCGCAAAAAAGCCAAAACCAACGCGATGCGCGTGGTCGTTTTATTGGAAAGTCAGGGAGTAAGGCCGCAGCGGAAGATGCCCGTGCTGAAAAGGCCAGGCGCAAAGAGGATGATGAGCGTCTAAATGCTGAATCAGGTTTATTAAAAAAACTGTCAAAAGTAGCTGAAGGCATAGGTAACCCTTCAGAGACTCGTGCCGTCGATGCGTTAGGTTATGCCGTTGCTGGTCCATTGTGGGCCGCAGGGAAGGAGCTTGGCGGGATATCAAAAGAAGTTGGTGGATCGCTTAATGGTGCCAGAAAGTCTATTGCCGATGTGATTCGTGGCAATGACGATAACAGCCGTAGAAAAGGTTTTTTTAGGCGTAAATCGTAAAATAGTGCCGATGTCGTTCAGGTTAACACCCAAAAACGGACGGTTCAGGAACTTCAGGATCAGACCAGCGAAATTAAAGAGGGCAATGACAAGATTCTCAGCGCCCTTGATCAGATAGCCAAAAACACCGGGAAAAAGAAGGGCGGCTTGCTGTCCAAATTATTTAGCCTGTTAGGGAAGGGGGCCGGTGGCGTCGCGTCGTTGTTAATGGGGCGTGGCATGCTGAAAAAAGCTGGAGCACTCGCTTTTGGCGCTCTGGGGGCAAAGAAACTTGTAGGAATGCTACGCGGTGGTGGCAAGAAGACTCTCGCCCATGAAGGCGGAGATTTGGCTGCCCGGGCAGCAGGTAAACTTGGATTAAAGGCAGTTGGTAAAGGGGCGTTACGCGCAATTCCCCTAGTCGGCACAGTGGCTGGAGGTATTTATGATGCGGTAACCGGTTGGAATGATACAGAAGCGCAACGTCGAGCGTTTGGGCTTAAATCAGGACAAGATCCATCATTCCAGCAAAAAGCCGCTTATACGTTAGCCAATGTTCTTGATTTGGGGGGGCTGGTATCTGGTATTAGCAGTGCTATTGGTGATGTTCTCAAATCACTTGGATTTGAGGATATCGGCAATATGTTGCAATCATTTTCGACGGAAAGTATTGCCCAGGCCATTGATAGTGGGATTACCAACTTAGAAACATATATTTCTAACCTTGGCGACACCATTTCTACCAAGTTCGATGATTACACAGCAAAGATTGGTGATGCTGTTTCAGCATGGTTTAGCGATACATCTAATAAGCTGCTTGAAAAGCTGGATGCCATCAAAGACTTCTTTACTGTCGATAACCTGAAACAGGTTTTCAGTGATGCAATTGATAGTGCAATTGATTTCATTAAGAACCCAGGGAAACACATTAAAGAGGCAGCTAGTAATATTTGGGATGGGGTTAAAAATTTACCAGGTAAAGCATTAGATGCAGCGGTTGATGCCGTTAAAAATACCCCTGCGGCAATGATTGTATCAAAAATACCCAATCCGATCGGCGAGGCTAATGCGAAAGAAATCACTCCAGAGTTAAAAGCTCCGGTTAATAGCCAGCAGGGGACATCTGATTCTAAAGCTGAATCCGATGCCAAACAGACTAATATTGCTGCCCGCGTGATAAATGCGGCCCTGGATATGGCGAAAGATAGCAATAAAACAGTTAAAGAAACTGCTAATCAGATTATCAATGCAAATGCCGTAGAAACAGGAAATAAAGCAGCACAAACAATTGATGCTGCCTTGGGCCAGTCTGCTACAGGTAAGGAGGAAGCATTAAGTGCATATGAGATAGATAAACGTCGATTTAACAATGGCAAGGATGTTTCTTTGCCAAAATTAAATGCTGCCGGATACCAATGGATTTCTGACAATGCCGATTATTTTGATGAGCTTGAACGTAAGTATGGGCTTGAAAAAGGGATTCTGTCAGCAGTTGCATCCGCAGAGTCTAGTGCAGGCCAGAGAACTGGAAATCCAGTAGACAAAAACGGGAACAAACTTTCATCTGCCCTTGGGGCTTTTCAGATCACTAAAGGTACAAGGGAGGATCTTGGACTCAGCGATGCTGATGCCATGGATACACGAAAAGCAGCTGATGGTGCCGCCAGATACCTAAGTATGCTGATGAACCGTTATAACGGTGATCAGGGTCGTGCAATAGCTGCCTATCATGCTGGTATGGGGCATGTTGATAAGGGGAGAGTAGTCGCCGGTACCGGCGAATATGTTACTCGTGTCAGAGGGTATCAGCAGATGCTCAATAATGGTGCCGTTTATGGCTCTAAGGTAGATCATAGCGCACCAGCAATTCACGAAAAGATACCTGATAACGCTGTTATCGATCAGTCTACTGGCCTGGCGTTTACCCCTGGTGATAGCCCGTTTGAGAAAGGCGGTCTGGTAGACAAAATTGGCAATGCTGTTGGTGTTAACGATCTGGTCAACAAATTCATGAATGGCCGGGGTATGCGTCGGGAAGTCGTTCAGGGAACGCTCGAAGAACGTGCACGAGGGAAGGGGACCGCAACAGCAGCTGGCAATGTGTATGTTGATACTCCGATGCCAGTTGAAGAGGCGCGTCCGGTGGCCAGCAACTCAAGTTACTTTGACCAACTCGGCGCACAAATGGGGATTGATGGACTATTCGATAAACTCCGCAACTCGCCGGGGATGCGGAAAAATAATGCGCCTGAACCAGCCTCCACGTCCCTGGTGACGACTGCCGCCAACGATTTGCAGCAACCAACCGGTCGTATGCAGATAGACGGACAGGTTATTAGTGACCTTGGCGGCTCCGGTGCCAAGCCGACAATGCAGTTGGCTGATAATACCGTTTCACTTGATGGTGAAACGAAGCGGCTGTTTGCGCAGATGACCTCATTGCTCGCCAGGATTGAAGAGCACACTAAAGACTCGGCGAAAGGCCAGGGAACTGTCGTAAAGGTCAGCACGCCTCAACCGGGCGTTATGCGCACGGTGCCACTGTCAATTGATGATCCGTTGATGAATGACTACGCGAGAGTTGATTGATGGCCAACAATAACGAAATTGATCCTTTGCTGACGCTGGAGTTATCCGGCGTAAAAACGTATGAGTCCCAGGAGGAGGCCTGGGGCGCTCGTTTATATGAGTGGCTAAACACTTATCAGGGTGAGGTATACGGAGATCCGTCATGGGGCAATGTTTTACCGCAGTTTAAACACGAACCGACCAACTTGTCGCATGTTCAAATTGCGGTTGAGGCAATGCTGTTGCAAAAACTGACGGTAGATTTACCTGACATACCGATTTCTGGCTTGTCAGTAGCCGAGGGAGATGCTTTTGATAAGTTGAAAATATCCATTCGTATCAGGGATATAACTATCACACAGGACGTGGTGCTATGAGTAAAACAACACCGACTAAAGACAGTATTCGTGCAGAGTTCGAAGAGCTTGTCGAGAAAGATTCATTCTGGTCGAAGTTTGTCGGCTCTCAATTTGTCTCGATGCTGACATTGTTTATTACCCAGATTGTCTACAGGTGCTTTCAGTATGCCGATGCGGCGCTGGCTGAAGGCTTTATATCGACCGCGACGCGGCGTTCCTCTATCCTGGCAGCGGCAGAAACGAATAGTTACGTTGGTACCAAGCCAACACCGTCATCGGGGATGATTGAGATCACCGCCACAAGTGAAGATGCCCCAGCGGTAATCCCCAAAAACATGCCTTTAATATCTGACGACCAGTACCCTTACATGACTATGGATGTATGCAGGTTGGTTGACGGCACCGGTACGGTAGAAGTGGCACAGTTGGAAATCCAGGAGGTGACATATACCGTTACGGTAGCCAAAGAATTTCTGGAAGTCGTGTTATCAAAGGCTCTCACTGCTGTCTGCTATAAGCTGGAAGTATTCGTGACGACCGATGGTAAGACCACGCAGTGGTCTTCCAGCACTATGTTCCGGTTAGCCGGTAGTAAAAGCCAGGTCTACGTTGAGTTTTATAAACCATCCGAGCAGTTGGGGGTTCGATTCGGTGATGGGCTAATTGGGCAAATACCGCCAGAAGGCTCGACCATTACGCTTAAGGTATGGTGCACCAACGGCGATATAACCCTGGTTGCTGGCCAAAACCTGACGCCTGTCGATTCTGCGGCTAATTTAGCTAATTTGATTTCAGTTAAGACAACGACACCTATAACCGCAGGTACCGATGCCGAAACAACGGAGATCACACGTAACCGTGCACAATATTACCTTGCCTATGATGATCAGGTCGTATGGGGCGGGGACTATACGTATTTTCTGGTGCGTAACATCCCGGGACTGTCATGGGTAAAGGCATGGGGCGAAGGCCAGCAAGAGAAATTAGATGGTGCTTATAATGTTCGGAATATCAATAAGATATTTATTTCAGGGTGGCATCCAAATAAAAGCCAGTCAGAGCTTGAAGAAATGATCCTGGCTGCCTTTAAGAAGGTGCCGAATGAGTTGAACAAGAAATTCTCGTATAAGGAGGTCAGAAAACTACCATTTAAGATAACCATCACCGGACGGATATCGGCAAGCCTGACCATTGAGAATGTGACCGATGAGCTGAAGTCGGCACTGGAAACAAAATTTGGGCGCGACTCAACTTTCTTTGATCCGAACCGCGTCGGGAAGTACATCCTGATTAAGAAAAAAGACGTTTGGGCGTTTATCGAAACGCTGGGTTATTTCCGCGACTTTTATCTGGAATTTGTCGAGTGGAATGAGTCCAACGGCTTTTACGATTTCGTTTATCTGGATACAGAAAACTCCACCTTTAATATTTCGTATGAGGAGGAGTGATGCAGCGTTCCTGGTTTAATAACCGGCTTACATCAGCTAAGCAAAAGTCATTGCTCTATAAATCATTGGCTGATTTGGTTCAGTCAATGATGGACACCTTTGTTGACCCATGGTTGGAGCGAATTACCAACCGGAAGTCTATTTTCTCCATGAGCAAGGAGGATCTGGAGACCAGGACAAATGAACTTGGCCAGTTCTTTACTATCAGAACCTCGGACTCATCTTCCGTTCCGATGTTGTTACAACAGCGGCTTGATGAGATCCACTTTAAGGGAACTGAACGTCCTATAAACCAGACAATTTACCGCGAATTTAACGGTATTTCTGTTTTATGGGATCCGATATATGCACCGGTGGACCTTGAGCGTCATCCCTATGGCACAGTTCTAATACCAGAAAGCACATTGGAGACTACCGGCGGCACATTCGGCGAGATGTTTCTGACTTCCAGAGGGATGATCAGTATTCCCATAAACGACCTGGCCCGGACAATGGGTATTACTGGCACGATAGATCAGTCCGCAATTACAGAAGAAATTCTCAGAAAGTGAACCGCCCCGGAAATCCTGGAGACTAAACTCCCTGAGAAAGAGGTAAACAGGATGACTAAAAATACTCGTTTTTCCCCCGAGGTCCGTCAACGGGCAGTTCGTATGGTTCTGGAAAGTCAGGGCGAATATGACTCACAATGGGCGGCAATTTGTTCCATTGCCCCAAAGATTGGCTGTACACCAGAGACTCTGCGTGTGTGGGTTCGTCAGCATGAGCGGGATACCGGGAGTGGTGATGGTGGACTCACCACCGCTGAACGTCAGCGTCTGAAAGAGCTGGAACGTGAAAATCGTGAACTGCGCCGCAGTAACGATATCCTTCGCCAGGCTTCCGCTTATTTTGCGAAGGCGGAGTTCGACCGCCTCTGGAAAAAATGA